CCGAGTTCAAGCCAGAAGTTAGGGTCGAGCATTACGCCTCCGTCAAAAAATTATTTGTTCCACGGGTGATATCTTACTCGGTGACTCCTGATTCCTCTACTGAACCGTTCAGTAGAGGGGCGGCCGGGAGGCGTGGTATAAACTCCAGGTACGATGACGCAAGCGACTGACGGAGACCAAATGCCGAATCAGGGGAACGAAGTGGAGAAAACGCTGCTGGTGGCGCTGAGCGCCGCCGGCGGGAAGGTGCCGGAATGGGTGCAGCTCATTCCCTTTGGCCAGAGCAAGACCGAGAAGGGAGAGATCCTCCTGGACGAGGCCGCCGCGCAGGACGTGTTGAACTACTACAAGTCCCGCAAGAACGACCCCGTGGTGGATTACGAGCACCAGACGCTCACCGGCAAGGAAGCGCCGGCGGCCGGCTGGCTTACCGCCATGGAGAGCCGCGGCGCCGAAGGCGTCTGGGGCAAGGTGGAGTGGTGCAAGCGCGCAGCCGAATTCCTGGCCGGCCGGGAGTACCGCTACCTCTCGCCGGTGATGCTGCTGGACCAGAAGACCCGCAGGGTGAAAGCGCTGCTGCAGGCGGCTCTCACCAACTTCCCCGCGATAGACGGCATGGCCCCCGTGGTAGCCAAACAGGATACGCAGGACCCCGCCGCCGCCGGCGAGGCCGGAAAGAACGAGGAGGAAGGGATAACGATGAACAAAATAATGGAAGCGCTGGGGCTGGCCGCCACGGCGACGGAGAACGAAGCGATGGCCGCGATAACCACGCTGAAGGAAGCCGCCGGGAAAATGCCGGTGGCCTGCAAGGCCGTGATGGAGGCGCTGGGGCTGAAGGAAGACGCCAAAGAGTCCGAAGTCACCGGCACCATAGTGGCCATGAAGACCGGCTCCGCGAGCGCCGGCGACCTGGCCGCCCAGGTGAAGAGCTTGTCCGACAGGCTGGCCGCGCGCGACGCCGAAGAGCTGGTGCAGTTGGCCATGAAGGACGGCAAGATCGCCCCGGCGCAGGCCGAGTGGGCGAAGAAGTACGCCTCCACGGATCCGGAAGGGTTCAAGGTGTTCGCCGCCAAGGCGCCCGTGGTGGTGCCCCAGGGCGAGCACGGCAAGCCGCCGGCGACGCCGCCGGAGTCCCAGGAGCTGAACGCCTCCGAGCTGGTGGCGTGCAAGCAGCTCGGCATCACCGCCGAGCAGTACAAGAAGCACAACAAGAAGGCCTGAGCCTAACAGTCTCCAGGCCAAGGCCGGGGAGATTTTCGGAATACCAAGGAGGGAAGAATGAGCGCACTGAACGAAGAGAGAGACACCGCCAAACGCGAGGGCAAGATCATAGTGCTCGGCGCCAAGGCGGGCGTGAAGATCTACGCGGGGGCGATGGTGGCCAAGAACGCCGACGGCCTTGCCGTGCCGGCCGCCGACGCCGCCGGGCTGGTGGTGGTGGGCCGCGCCGCCAAGACAGTGGACAACACCAACGGCCAGGACAACGACCTGCAGGTGGAAGCCGAGCAGGGGCTGTTCCTGTACGACGCCGCCGGCCTGACCGCCGCCGACGCGGGCAAGGACTGCTTCGCGGCCGACGACCAGACCGTGGCCCTCGCGGGCGGCAACAACAGCGTGTTCGCCGGCGTGCTGGTGGAAGTACAGAGCGCCACCGAAGCCTGGGTGCTGATCGCCCCTGGCGTTAAGGTGACGCCCTCCGCCGTAGTGGTGCCCGAGGCCGCCGTGGTGGCCGCCGTGGCTACCGCCGACGCCGCCGCCCAGGGCGAGGCCTACGTGCAGGCCGACGCGCAGACCGTGGCCGCGCTGGCCAACGCCAACAAGACCGCTATCAACGCGATCCTGACCGCCCTCAAGGCCGCCGGCCTGATGGCCGCCGAGTAAACCGGGGAAACCCAAGGAGAAGACATGATCGTTAACAAAGAGACCCTTGCCGCGGCCTTCGCGGCGTTCAACACCATCTACCAGGAAGCCTTCGGCGCTTACACGCCGACTTTCCGGCAGGTGGCCATGGAAGTCCCGTCCACGACGAAGGAAGAAACCTACGCCTGGCTGGGCTCCTTCCCCAAACTGTCCGAGTGGATAGGCGAGCGCCAGGTAAAAAACCTGAAGGCCTCGAAGTACAGCATCGTCAACAAGGACTTCGAGTCCACCGTGGCGGTGCCGCGCAACGACATCGAGGACGACAAGATAGGGCTGTTCAAGCCTATGTTCGCCGAGATGGCCCGCTCCGCGGCCGCTCACCCCGATGAAACGGTGTTCGGCCTGCTGGTTAACGGCTTCACCGAGCTGTGCTACGACGGCCTGCCGTTCTTCAGCGCCGCGCACAAGGTGGGCAAGGCGACCGTCAGCAACATGGACGTGCCCGCCAACAACCCCGCGGTGCCGTGGTTCCTGCTCGATACCAGCCGCGCCATAAAGCCGCTGGTGTACCAGAACCGCAAGTCGGCGCAGTTCACCTCCATGACCGACCCCGAGAGTGACCATGTCTTCAAGAACAAGGAGTTCCTGTACGGCGTGGACAGCCGCGACAACGTGGGCTTCGGCCTGTGGCAGCTGGGCTGGGGTTGCAAAAAAGCCCTGGACTCCACCTCCTACGCCGCGGCGCGCGCCGGGCTGGGCGGCATGAAGAACGAGAACGGCGTACCGCTGGGCGTTAAGGGCACCCTGCTGGTGGTCGGCCCGTCCAATGAGGCGGCCGCCCGCAAGCTGCTGACCGGCGAAACCCTGGCCAACGGCGAGAGCAACCCCTGGAAGGGCACGGCCGAACTGATGGTCTGCCCCTGGATGAGCTAAGGCTTCAAAAGGACTAGATAATGGCGTACTGCACCGCGGCTGATCTCACCGAGAGAATGTCAACTGATGAGCTCATTCAGCTCACTGATGACGCCGGTACCGGCGTACCTAACCAGGACATCATCTCAACGGCTATCGCCGCGGCGCAGGGCACCATTGACGGATATCTGCGGGGACGCTACCCCGTGCCCCTGGCCTCCGTGCCGGGGATAGTGAAGAACCTGGCGCTGGACCTGGCCGCGTACAAACTGTTCAAGCGGCGCAACCAGCTGATGGTGAACGAGGCGCGCGAGCTGATGTACAAGCAGGCCGTGAGCCAGCTCAAGGATATACAGGCGGGGATCATAATATTGGAAACCGCCGACAAGAAACCCCTGCCCCCGGCGTCGCTGATGCGGACTAACAAGCGCCCGGCCGACAGGATGTTCGGGAAAGACAAGCTGGAGGGTTTTTAATGAAGCGCCCCATGCTGAGCGAACATTTCAGTTTTGACGAGTTGACCGTCTGCCGCCGGCACCCCGAGCTGGCCGACAAGAACCGCCTGGAGGCGTCCGCTTTCTGCGATAAACTGACGGACCTGTGCCAGGCCGTGCTGGAACCCGTGCGGTCCGCGTTCGGACCGGTGGTGATAACCAGCGGCTACCGCTGCCCGGCGCTGAACGCGGCCGTTGGCGGCGCGGCGACCAGCCAGCACGCCAAGGCCGAAGCCGCCGACTTCATTGTTCCCGGCCGGGACTTAGACGACGTGTTCGAGTGGATCCAGAAGGCCATTATCCCTTTCGACCAGGTGATCCTGGAGCCGGGGTGGATACACGTCTCTTACTGCGGGCAGCCGGGCAACCGCCGCGAGGCGCTGATCTTTGACGGGAAGACTTACAGGAGAGCGTGATGCTGGCCGAGATAGAGAGCGCCGCGATAGCAAGGCTCGGGGAGAAGATCCCCCAGCTGCCTCACGTGGACAGCATGAAGAACGTGCTGACCGAGAAGATGGCCTACACCCTGGCCATCATGGAAGGGCCGGCCGAGCCGGTAACGATAGGCGGCGAGGAGACCAGGCAGCGCGTGAAGCTTAGCCTCTGGGTGGCGTTCAAAAACCTCAAGTCCGACGAGGACCGCCGCAAAGGCGTGTTCCTGCTGCTGGAGGGCATAGCGCAGATGCTGCTGGGGCAGAAGCTGGGGCTGGACATCAAGCGGCTGAAATACACCGGCTTCTCCGATGTGACCGACCCCGCCGAGCGCCAGGCCGGCCAGACCATCTACCAGGTCAACTTCGAGACGAGCTACACCGTGACCAGGCTGGATGAGGAAGGGACCGAGGAGTTGCTGAAGGTCGGATTGAGTTACCTGCTGAACGGCAGCGCAAGCGCGGCCGCCGGCGACGTGGTGGAACTGCAAACGCAGGAATAAACAGGAGGAAAAGATGACGATAGCATTCGACGGGATACCCGGCAGCATCCGCAAACCGGGCAGGTACATAGAGTTCAACACCCGGCTGGCCGCCATGGGGCTGCCCTCGGGCGACAGGAAGATCCTGCTGATAGGGCAGAAGACCGCGGCGGGCAGCAAGGCCGCGGAGACGCCGGTGCGCGTGTACTCCGAGAGCGAGGCCATAGCCTACTTCGGCGCGGGCAGCGTGGCGCACCTGATGGTGAAGGCCGCTCTGAAGGCCAACCCCTACGCCAACATCTCCGTGATAGCCCAGGCGGACGGCGGCGGCTCCGTGGCCGCCTCGGGTACCGTCACCTGCACCGGCCCGGCCACCAGCGCCGGCCTGCTGACGCTGAAGATAGCC